CACCATTTAAAAACTGTTGCATTGATGGGTCTGCCATCATCATTCCCATTTTGTCCTCAGATGAAGGATCAGCCATCATAGCCTCTAGTCTAAGTAACTGTAGAGATTTTCTAGCAGTGTCTTCTATAGCCTGCTTCTTTATCATTTCATTTTGCATAATGCCTTGTTGTAACGCTTCTGCCTCACCCATAGCGCCAAGTGTTTGACCTGTATACATCTCAGGATTCGCTTGTCGCATTCCTATTTGCAGTGGATCATCCATAGGGGGAGCGGGAGGGCCTATCATTCCACCTTCTTGAAAACCTAAAAGGCTCATTAGTCCACTTTTTTTCTTTTCTGGCTCTACAGATGAAAAATAACTGTCTACTAAACTTGCAGGTATTGAGTCTTGAGGTGCGAGCTCTATTTTTTCTATTGCCCTTTTCCTTGCTAATCTTTGATTTGCTTTTAATTCGGGCCCCTCAGCATCTCCTAAGTAATAGTTAAAACCACCACCATCTTTAGGCACCTGCACAATTTGTTGAAATCCTGTCTTTCCATCGCCCATATCTGGTATATAATTTGATAAATAATCAACTACACCACCATCTTGATAGCCATACATTTTTTTCTTCTTCTTTGCCTTTCCACCATAACGCATACCTATTAAATTATCTTCTACCATGCCACCATGACCATACTCTTCAGCCATACCACCCATTTGCATTGGCTTAGGGCTAGCGTTGACCATTCCACCGCCATACATTGGCTTTATGCTTTTTAATAAATTCATTGCCATTTCTTTATCAATAGCATCGTGAGCACCATCTTTTGATTTATTGTTCATGTATTCCAATTTCTCTACTCCTATTGCCTCAACAGCATCTGGTGGAAAATAAATTTCACCATTTGTTAATATCGCATTTGTACTTTTTGACATGTCATCTTTATCAGCACTGAACATCCTTGCTAAAGGCTCCAGCTCTGGATACATCCTAGAACTTCCATAATTCATTATAAAAGAACCCAGTGGAATTTTTGCCTTCTTCGTATCTGTAGTTCCTGCCATTATTCTTTTATCTCAAAATGCGGAAAGTCATCAAAACGATTGTCTTTGACTTCCCATCTACCATTTTCTTCATACATATCCCAGTTACCACCCCATCTTATCTTAATGCCCATACTGCGAGCAATGCCAATAACGAACCCGGCAAAGAGGGTCTGTCTCTCCCGGTCTTCCCAATCCACAGGATAAGGGGTAACGTCAACGGCTTTAGAAGGGTTAGAATTATGCCTACCATTAGGATACTTAACCTTAGTACGTTTTTCATCATATAGTTTATTTTGCCTTTCCTTGCTTCTGTGACCTTCTAATATGGAGCAGTCAACATGTTTAATGACTTCATTAAACACATCCTGCAACCTTTGGTCACAAGTTGCTAGTCTTTGTTTTGATCGTGATGAGTACCTTGGCATGTGTGTATTTCGCTATCTTATCTTAACTATAAATCATAGAATGTTGCAATACTTTTAAGCTCTTGCACCTGTCATCCAACTGTATGCTTTTTTGGTTATCCTTTTTACAGGGGTATTGTCGTCATTGAGCAAAGATTCTTTTTTCGACCTAGAGCTTTTAGGTGCCTTAGCAAAGTAGTCAGCATAATACAAAGCATCCATAACATCATCGTTCTTTGGTTTTGGATGTTCAAAAAACTCATCTACCAAATCAGTCATCTCTCTTTGAATATACAACTTCTTAGAATTGACAATAGGGCCAAGTCTGGTTTCCAACCTATCTTGTTTTTTAATCCTATTCGGAGGCTTAACTCCCTTAAATATACCCGGAAGAAGTCTTTTTTCTTTTGTGGAAAGCCGTGTAACCATATCCCGAACCATCTCCTGTGCCGCAACTGTTTCAATCGTAACCCTGCGTACAGGCGTATATTTGTTCGCAAGACGAATAATCTCTTTGGGAACATCAAATGTAGGTATTCTCTCACGGAAATACTCCAAGACATAACGATTATTACTGGAGTCAATACCCATAACAAGTATGACTTGGTAGTCAGAAGTCTCAGAAGCTGTCGCCGCAAGGTCAACACCCATGTAGATATTGATTGGGATTGCATCATCACCATCTATAAGATAGTTAAAATTACTTTTACATTCAACCCTTCCGTTGTAATACTGTATTCTATCTATTTTAAACGAAGCATTGGTAACATCCCTAGCATCATTCATGTACTCCTGAGCAAACTTATTTACCAAACCCGCTTCAATAAACTCTCTTTTCTTTGCTTTTAATTTCTTTTTAGAAAATTGAGACTCCCATAGTGGAGAGCCATTCTCAATAGCTCTATAAAAGTTTACATCCCAAGGATATGTCCTTTTGTCTTCTTGGGCTTTTTTCCAACCATCGTATGTCATTTGCAAGTAGGAGTCGTAGTGTACAATGGTACCAGAAAGCCATATCCAGCCCTCATTCCCCGGTGTTTCTTCTAAGGCAGGGTACACTGTGGATACGATCCATTTCTTAATATCTGCACGCCTTTCTGGCGTTTTAGTGTTAAGTTCTGATTCAAAGTCATCAAGTACAATACCAGTATATCTAACATCTACCTCTGCTCTACCCCTAAGTCTTTGTGACGTACCCTTGGATATAACCCTATCTCCTTTTGGAGTTACTAAATCTTTTTCTGTCCACCTCTTACCTACACTACCACCATCCATATTGCCAAAGTAGTAGCGTATCATTTTGTTGTTTTCAAAGTGATGGCGGATATATTTTAAATGGTCTATAGCCTGAGACTGTTCTTCAGATACCCAAGCAATGAAATGCTGATCTCCCTCTTGTGCAAAGCACAGTTTGTGCATGATAGCCGCTTTAGCCACTACTGATTTACCATGACCACGAGGTATGATGTTGCATATTCGTGCTCCGGGCTTAGTATCTATCATCTTTTTAGCCATTTCGTAGTGAAATGGTGCGGATTCAGACTTCTTTAGGAAGTCATTAGGTAAAAACGCCCTACCAAAGTAAATAAGGTTGGTATATGCCTTTGCAAGAACCTCGTCTCTTTTATCCATCTCTGATGGAGGAGGGGTGATATTAAAAGTCATTCAGACAGTTCTTTTTGTTTTTCTGGTAACATTCCCTGCTCAAATGCTTTGAGCTTATCTTTACTAAATCCAGAGAACTCTTGTATCAAGGCTACAGAGTCTACTTTCTTTTCGGTAGAAAGAAGACCAGATATCTTCATTAGGGTTTCTATGGCCCTTAGCTTGTCGTTGTCTTTGACTTCTGTCTTGTCAATTACATCTTTTGTTGTCTCTAGCAGATATCGCCTTGTAATACCAACTTCTGACATTAAACTTTCTATTTCCTTATCCACTGCTTGCCTCACTGTTTTGTTTTTGAGTAGTAATGTTGATCTTCTTTCCGCATAATCTAAACTGGTTGTAGAAGGAAAAGCTTTTTGGTAGGCCTCTATAGGCTCCATACCATGAGCTATGTACTTTGCAAAGATTCTTTTAGCCTCTGTTAAATGACCACCCTTTTTAATTTGGTAATCAGATTTTTTTGTGAACCTGTACATTTCATCTTTTATCGTTCCTACAAAAGAATTGTTACTTCCTAAATTAAACATCCCTATAACTGTTCTTGCGTATGGAGTGCTCTTTCTCTTTTTGTGAGCAAATGATCCTTTTTTAAGTATCTGAACAATTTTACCATCATCGGATAAACACCATTCGTTTTCTTCTGCCTTTTTCCAGTCTTTTATTAGCCTAGCCTTTGGATGTGCAGTACGAAACTCTGCCTCTGACTCATAAGCATAGTGCTTAACGCCTTTGATTGTACGACTTAAAGCCAAATCAGTTTGGCTCCTGACCCTCTAAAGGGGCAATGTCTAAAATCTCTAATTCAGGCATGTTCTTCATTCTATATAAAAGTTCGGACAAGAGACCTATTTGCCTAGAGTTTGGATCAATAACATCTATTATACTTAACTCCTGACTTATCTCCCGGCAACGCTCAAGGTTGTAGTACACATCGTTTATCTCAAACTCGCCACTTAATGCTTTTTGGTACAGCGTTTTGTATATATTCATGATTTAATTTAATAAAAACTTGACAACAATACTCAGCGTTATATATATTTATTTATCTTCTTTTTTATTTGTTGTGGTTTTTTATAATAGTACTATAGTATATATAGTAAGTAGTAAGTAATATATATATTATATATAAGTAGTAAGTAGTAAGTAATATATATATTATATATATATAGTATAATAGTATGTATTATATATATATTATATATATATAGTATAA